AGCCTGGACCGGATGTCCTCGCTCAGAGCATACGCAGCGTCGCGTGAGTCTGCGAACACATCGAGGTCCACCACGCTGTAGTCGCTCACGCCGTTGTCCGTGCCGGTCACCAGCCCGACGCGAAAGAACGGCAGCACTTCTTGCAGGTTGCTCGGCGTCTGCGTGTCGACGTACCGCTTGGTCGCGCTGTAGCTCGCAAGGCCAGAAGTCATTGGCGACGCAAGGACGTAGCTGTCCAGCCAGTCGAGCAGGGCCTTCTCCACGTCGGGGTACGGCGTGGTCATCCGGCCCTACCCGCCAGGTCGCCGTAGACCTGGCCGGCCCTACGCAGGTCGCGGGTTCCCCCGCCCTTCTGCCAACCGCCAGCGCCGAACTCTCGACGCGCGGCGTGCCGCGAGTCGTTGTAGACGTGGTTGGAGATGCGCGGCGAAGGCTTGCCGCCCACGATCAGCGTCACCAACGGCCCTTTCCTGATCTTGTAGTTGTCGGCCAGGCTGCGACCGACGTGCTTGCGACCCTGCTCGTCCAGCGCGCTCGAACGCTCCGTGTTGGCCTTGGCCTGGAGACGGATGAGACCGGACACGATGTTGAGCGGCTTGCGAACCTGCTCGGAGACCATCATCGCGCCGAAGGACACGTTGTTCATCCGGTAGGAGCCGCCCTTGAACTGCCGCGCCATCAGCCGCGCACCCTTCGCAATGCAGCGATGAGCTGCCGGCGCACGCCGGACAGGCTGCGGTAGTCGCCAGGTTCGCCGTCGATCTCCCACATGACGCCGCGAGCTCGCACCCTGTCCGTTGCCACGAGGTCAGTGCCGGGCGGCGCGACCAGCGTGTAGCCGACGATGACGGTGTCAGCCCGCTCCTGGTCCTCGCTGGACGTGCGCGGGATCAGGATGCACCGCGTGATCACGGTCTCGGCGACCGGGGCGGGAGCGCCGTGGCGGGGCGGCGTGCCAGAGGAGCGGAGCCGCACGACGGTCTCGGTCCCGGTCGCCATCAGGGCACCAGCGGCGTGAACGCGTAGGCGTCGTCAGGGTGCGCGTACTCGATCAGCCAGTCCGAGGCCGCGCTGGCGGCGAGGAAGACCGGCTGCGACACCAACGCGTTAGAGCCCACCGGCTGAATCCACAGCGCGCCACGAGCGCCGGTCGGCGCGAGCCGCTCCAGCTCAGACTGCTCGGCCTCGGTCAGGTGCAAGGCCCTGGACAGCTCCTCGACCCGGCGCTCGGAGATGGGGCCAAGGCCCTCGGAGCTGACCGAGCCGGGGTTGGTGAACGTCCGAGCGGCCAGGTGGCTCGCGATCTGGCGGGCACGTACGGGGGCCGTCGCCCGTGTCCAGGTCGGCTGACGGGCAGCCGCCCGCACCACGTCGCTGGCCGCAGCCACGACGGTGAGCGCCCAGGCGTCGGCGGGGTCGATCTCCTGCCGGGTCCAGACGGACATCTCCGAGACGGTCAGCAGGGTCATGCCGCGAGCCTACTTGGTTCTACCAGGCGATGATGGCGACACAACTGGGGGAGCCGTTGCCGCCCGCGCCCGAGGACATGCCGTTCGTACTCGCGCCGCCACCGCCGCCGCCCGCCCCGAAGTTGCTGGCGTGCCCGCCGCGTCCACCGGGGCCTGCGACCGAGGAAGCCCCGCCGCCTGCGCCGAGGCCACCTACCGGCCACGGCTTGGAAGCAAGGCCGAGCGTCACGGGGTCGCCGCCGGCAGCGCCGTCCGTGGCCCCACCTGCACCAGGGGCGGCTCCGCTGTTGGAGAGCACAGCCGCCGAGCCCGAACCGCCACTGGAGAACACGTTGGCGGCTGTCAGACCGCCGCCGCTGCCGCCGCCAGCTCCACCACCGCCGGGCGGGCCGGCCCCCGTCGCGGAGCCGCCAGCGGCAGTCGACCCTGCGCCACCGGCAAGGTTCGCGCTCCCGGCAGCGCCGCCCCAGCTCGTCCCCACGCCGATGCCCGACTGCGTCATGGCAGCGCCGTTCGACCCACCCGTGCCGCCGCCGCCGCCACGGGCAAGGAGAATGCCCAGAGCCGCGCTGCCGAAAGCCGCGTTGCCCCCGTTGGCCCCGTTCGCGCCGTTGGTGTCCGCAACAGTGGCAGCAGCGCCTCCGAGAGAAACGCCAGGCACGCTGACGCTCTCGGTAGCCTGGAGCAACGCGGCGGGCACGTCGTAGATCGTCAGGCCAGCCCCATGACCGGCAGCGCCGCCGACGCGAATGCTGCCGGCTGCGCCACATCGACCGCCGCCGCCGCCGCCGCCAGCGCCCACCATCACCGCGCGCACCATGGTGACGTTCGCAGGCTTCGTCCAGACGAAGACCCCAGCCGTCGCAAAGACCTGCACGTTGGCCGCTGCGGGCGACGGGCCAACCGCGCCCTGCGGGCCAACGATGCCTGGGTGAATCGCCAGCAGCGAGACAATGGCGTCGAGCTGGGGCTGCGTGAAGGCTGGGACGGCGGGGACCACGCCGCCCGCAGTCCACCCGTCGAACTGGAGAAAGTAGAACTCGCCGACGCTGTAGGCCGTCGACACCTTCGCGCCCTTGTAGAAGACAATGGGCTGCGGCAGCATCGCACTCACAAGGTGGAGCGTACGGCAGAGGCCCTCGCCCCGTGAGGGACGAGGGCCTCTGTGGTCAGGAGCCCTTGCTGATGTGCAGCAGGAGCACCACGTCCTGCACCACGAGCGCCACCGAGGAAGGCTTGTTCGCAATCGCCAGGTCGGTGAGCTCGCGGTTCATGACCAGCGCCGTCTTGTCCATGTGCGTGACCAGAGTGTGCTCCGTGGTCACGACGACCAGCAGGGCGGTGTCGATGTAGGTGATGTAGACCGGGATCGTCATGGAACCGTCCGAGCCGAACCCCGTGAAGCCAGCCCGTTCAACCAGTGCGCGTGCCATGAAGATTCCTACCTCTCGCTGAACTCAAGGTGCCCACTGACTGTGGACCCGATTGGGAGCGCCGCGACCACGCGAATGGCGAGGCCCTCATTCGGCGCGAGCAGGAGACCGTCCAGGGCGTCCAGCGCCAGCTCGCCCGAAGCGCTGGCACCGTTGGGCACGGCGAGAGCGCCGAAGCCCGAGCCGGCACCGGCCACGGTCGCGCCGGTCAACGTGACCAGCGAAGCCGCGCCGGCCTCGCGGATGGCGACAGTGACTGCCGCGCCCTCGCTGCTGAGCTTGGGCACGGGAACCAGGAGCACGCCTGCCGCAGGGTCGGCACCCGTGAAGCGGACGAACTCGATCACGGACGTGGTCGCCGCAGCGGTCGCTGGATCGTGGGTGTATCGCAGCCGGCCCGCTCGCAGCTCGACTGACTTGTTGGCGGGCGCGCGCATGGCCCAGACGTAGGTCCCGACTGCCGCGATGCCCGCCATTCGCGCATTGCCGAAGCGGGTCAGGAAGGTCGGGAAGCCGTCGCCGCCAGCGGTGATGTGAACTGCTCCTGCTGCGCTGACCTTCGCGCCGATGGCGCTGACCGGGTCCTGGATGAGTGCCACGCGTTACCCCACGGTGTAGTAGATGCGGACCGGACCCTGGAGCGAGCAGCCCCAGACGGCGGCGAGGTTGACGACCATCTTGCCCGCCTGCGGGATCGCGTTGGACGTGAACTGCTCCAGCTCATTCTCATCGGCTGTGTGCCCCGTCGCCGCCTCGCCCGCCTGGACAACCACAAGCTTGCTGGTGGCGAGGATCGCGGCATCGGTCACGGTAGCGCTGTGCTGCCGCTTCGCGACGTTGCCGCAATCGAACTCGACCATCTTCGTGGTCGCGCCGCCGACCCCGGCGGGGCCTCGGATGTTGCCAGACAGACTCCAGGGCATGGCGACCTAGACGAGGTTGTAAACGTCGCCGTTGGACGTGTCGAGGTACTTGTCGCCCAAGATGGAACCCGCGATGGTGCCAGGCGCTCCGGTCCCGGTGTACCACTGCGAACCACGAGTACCTGTCGCGCCGGTCGTGCCCGCCGTGCCCGCCGCGCCCGCCGTGCCGGTCGTGCCCTGCGGGCCGGTGAGACCCTGCGGCCCGGTCGGGCCGGTCGGCCCCTGCGTGCCCTGCACACCCTGCACGCCCTGGGGACCGACCGCGCCCTCAATGGCGATCAACGCCCACCCGGCGTTGAGAGCGGTGTCGAGGCCGGGGTCGCCAGCGGTTCCAGTCGGGGGTGCGCTAGCGGCGGCGCGCGTCGCTGTGGCGAAATACGTGCTGCCGCCCCAGCTCACACTGTCGTTGATGGCGTAGCTGTTGGCAGACGCCCAGGGTCCGCGCCAGTTGAGTCCCGCCGGGCCGACCGGACCCGCCGGGCCAGTGGTGCCCGTCGCGCCCGTCGCGCCCTGGAGCCCTTGCGGGCCTCGGATGTTGCCCGCCTGCGTCCATGCCATGACCGTGCTCCTAGCTCAGGTAGTAGAGATTGCCGGTCTGGCGATCCACGTACTCGTCGCCGGCCTTGGAGCCGACAACCACGGTCGGGGGGCCATCCCCGTAGTGACGCACGGCGGCACCGGCTGGGCCGGCAGGTCCGATGGGGCCTGTGGTCCCCATGCTGCCGACCGGCCCCTGGCTACCCACTGGCCCCCGCAGGCCAGCCGTACCGACGACGACGCGCTCGGCCTGGGGCTTCGCGATGATCGAACGGGGAGCCTGCGGCTGGAGCACGACGTTGCGCTGGAGCTGGGGTCGCACAATGACGACCCGGTCGCTCACGGCTTGACCTCACCCAGCACCACGAACAGCCCGCCGTCGAGCTCGGAGACCTCGTCGGCGTTGTTGGGGTCGTAGAGCTCGATCTCGTAGCTGTGCTGGCCCTCGGGCAGGAGCTCGGTCACCGTGGCTCCGAGGTACAGGTGGACCTCGCCCACGACGCCCGCAGGCTGCACCTTGAGCGACTGCTTCGCGGTCACAAGGTCCACGCTGCTCAAGCCGAGCAGCTTGACCGTGCCGCGCACGACCATGCGCGCCTGGAGCCCCGTGAGGGCAACCGGACGGGTTCCGGCGTCGTCCTCAGCCAGCGTCCAGATACGGCGCAGCGTCTTTCCCTGCTTGACCGTGATAGACGCACCCATGCGCGTCAGAGTACGGCAGAGGCCCCCGCCCCGTAAGGGACGAGGGCCTCTGCCTGGAGGAACTAGAACCTAGGCCGCGACGCCAGCCGCGTCGACCCAGCTCACGCCGTTGCTGTAGTTCGGCTTGCCCGTGGTGGTGTTGAAGTACGACCGGCCCGCAGGCACGGTGTTGCCAGCCGGACGAAGCGCCGTGGTACCCGAGAGCGGCGTGGTGGCCGTGGTGACCTCGCTGTCGCGGGCGATGGCAGCGGGAATCTGCGCGTCGGTGACGCCGGCCACGACGTTGGCGCTCGTGGTCGCCTCGCCGGCCCGGTAGCCCTTGGCGAGCAGACCGTCGACCTCGACCTGGGTCTTGGCGTCGACGGCGTTGACGCCCTTGTAGTAGATGCGGGGGAAAGGAGTGGACATGAAGAACAGCCTCCCGGCAAGAGTTGATCGGGGTGGAACAAAGGCCCCCGCCCCAAGTTGGACGAGGGCCTCTGCGTTGACGCGAACTACACAGCGGGCGTGAAGAGAACCTTGATCGTGCGGGCGCTCTTGGGCACGTCCTGGCCGACGTTGGTGTACGCGGTCTTGATCGACCCATCGGCGTTGCGCTCATCGAAGACGCGGGCGATGCCCGAGAACATCGAGACGATGGAGCGGTCACGCAGGAAGTTGCTGTCGTAGTCCATCAGCCAGCGCATGGCGAAGCCATCCGCTCGCGCAGCCTGCGACATGGACGCGCCACGCGGAGCCTTGGGGGCCAGCGTGCCAAGGACCAGGCTGGTCCCGTGCGTCACGACCGAGAAGTTGGGGTCGAACGCGTCCGAGACGACGACATCGAGGCCCGCGAGCCGAGCGATGGTGGCGTCCCGAAGGGCCAGCGCGTTGCTGGGGCCGGCCCAGTCGAACTTGCTGACGCGGTCGCTCTTGAGGATCGCGGCAGCGACGTTCGCGCCGACGAGCCAGACGCGACCGGAGCGAGGCGCGGCCTTCTGCCGGTCGAGAGCGCGGCCCGCGTTGATGGCGACGACGTACGGGTCACCGATCTCCTTGTTCGAGCTGTTCTCGGTGAAGGTCACGCTCTCGCGGGTCGGGAGCGCGGTGTAGGCGGCGACCACATCGGCCTCCAGGTCCCGAGCGACTGCCTCGGTCTGCGGCTGGAGGACCTCGCGGACGAGGTCGATCTCGTCCATGGTGTAGTGCTCGTCGGTCAGGCCGGTCGCGCTGTAGGTGTGGACCCCGAAGGTGATCGGGATGCCGTCCCCACCCTGGATGTCATCCAGGACGATGGGCGCGGTACGCGTGCGCCACTCGTACTTGCGGGCCACGGTCCGCAGACCGCCGACACGCATGGTGACGGTGTCGCCCTGCGCGCCCACGAAGGTGTCGTCGGCGACGCGGGTGGTGATGAGCGGAACCACGAGCTCGCGCTGGAGCAGCGGGAACAGGTAGGGGATGAACTTCTCGGGCTTCGCCTTGATGACGGCCATGATGCCTCTCCAGAAGGGGGTTGAAGGACCCGCCCTCACATGAGGCGGGGAGCTCTAGCGACGCGGGAAGAGCTTGTTGAGTGCGTCGGGGTCCGCCGCGTCCGGCAGCGAGCCTGTGCGTGGAGCCGGGTCACCGGAGGAAGCGATACGACGGGGCCTACGCGCCGCCGTGGGCGCGTCGTCCTCGTCCTCGGTGTCCTCGGTCTTGCCGATTCCGAAGTCCTCTGCCAGGCCCTTCGCGTCGGCCTCCAGAGCCGCCCGGTCCTCGCCGGTCAACCTCTGAGCGATGCGCTTGGCCTGCGCGGGCGTGATGTTGGGAACGTCCAGAGCCACTTCCAGCCGAAGGGCCGCAAGCTGGCCCTTCTGCTCCGCAGCCTTGATCGCGTCTTCCCGCTCGCGAGCCACCTTCGCCTCTTCGCCCTCGCCCTTGCGGGTTTCGGTGTCGAGGCGCTGCTTGATCACGTCACGCTCGCCGGTCACCGTGGTGACCGTGGTCTGCAACCGCTCCTTGTCGGTCAGCAGGCCGTGCAGGTACTTCTTGAGCCTCGCCGGGTCGAGCGCCTGTTCCTCGTCAGGAACGGATAGTCCGGTGGAGTCGACCTCCCACGGAGCCTTCCAGTCCTCGAACTTGGGCAGTGCGCTCTGCGTCGTCATGCTGATTGCCCCTCCTGGGGGACGTGGTGGCTGCGCCCTACCTTGTGGGAACAGCCGCTGCTCGGAGACTAAGGGGATGTCACAGCGTTTGTTGCTCTAGCTGCTTGTTGAGCCAGGTGTAGCGGTTCGTGAAGGACGCGACGCCGATGTGAAACCGCCCGCCGTGATCTGCCGGCAGGTGGCAGTAGACCGTCTCCCATCGCCTGAAAGGCACGGCCTTGTCGTGCGGACGTACGACGCGGGCTGAGCACGGCTTGTCCATGACCGACACCGTGTCACCCGAATGCAGCAGCGGGGTGGCTCTAACGCGTTGGAGTCGCCCGACCCTCGAACGCCTGCCGGAAGGCCAGCACGCCGTTGGTCTGCATCCAGAGCTGCTCGTACTCGCGGGTCTTGTCCAAGAACGGCGGATTGTCCCGTGAGTACAGGGGCAACAGGTCGCAACCGCAGCCGTCGTGGACCTTCTGGTCGCCCTCGCCGTGGAAGCGCGGGTCGCTGTCCTGGAAAGAATCGCCGGAGTAGACCGGGCCACGGCTGACCAGCATCGCGCAGAACCAACACGGAGCGTTACCGACCACGCGCACGTAGCCGACCACGCGCTTGTCGCTGCGAAGCACGCCGTCCGTGGTCTCGCGAGCGCCGTTGCGGACGTGGCGCACAGCGGCGCGGGCCACGGTCGCGGCCTGCTTCTGCTGGAGCGTCGGCGGCAGCCGGAGCTCGGCAAGCGCCTGGGGCGTGAGCTCGCGCGGCTCCACGCCGAGCTGCTGAGCAGCGTGGCGCTTGTAGGCCACCGGGCCGAGCACCATGAGCGACGTGCGGATGGCCTCCAGGTTGGCGTCCATCGCCGGCAGCGGCGCATACCCGTCGACCGCAGCCTGCGGTCCAAGCTCGGCCACCCGGTAGGCGAGCAGGTACCGCGACGCGAGCGCCGCCGACTGGGCGCGGTTGCGTACGACCAACGCTGTGGCGAGATCGAGCCAGCGAGGCGTGTTGGCGTCCAGGAGGCCGAGCCGGATCAGCAGCGGGTACAGGCCGAGCATGGCCTCCAGCGTGGTGACCGCAAGCTGCCCCTGCCGTACCCGGTGCTGTTGCGTCAGGGCAAGGCCCGTCGCCGTGGTCACGCCGGGACGGTCTCCTGCTGCGGGCCAGCCTGCCGGTTGACCTCCTCCAGCAACGCGGTGACCTGCTCCAGGGCGCGCAGCGGCTTGGCCCGCGCGGTGTCGCTGTCGGTCCAGCCGGGGATGCGCTCCCACAGAATCTCGACCGGGACCTGGAGCTGGGTCGCGAGCTTGCCCAGGGCGTCCGCAGCCTGCGACAGCGAGCGCGACTCCATGTCGCGCCAGCGGACCTGCATCTCGAACGCCTGCGCCTCCTCGGTGTTGCCAAGGATCAGCGCGCCGGCACGGAACAGCAGCTCGTGGCTCTCGCCGAAGCTGATCCGGCGCTCCTGGCTGCGGCGCTGGAGCCCAGCCTCGACAGCCGCCAGGCTCTCGGCCTGCATGTTGCTGGACAGGCCGAGCATGTGGTGCGGCGGGCGCTGGCTGACCGCCGACAGGATGCGAAGGTCAGCGTCGTGCGCCTCGATGAAGCCCTTGAGGTCGGTCGGGGCCAGCGTGCCGAACTTGGACTGCGGGTCCTCGCTCATCAGCATCTCGCCGACCTTGAGCAAGATCGCCTGGGCGCGAGCGTCAGCGTCGGTCGCAGGCTTCACCAGGCCGGTGCCGTAGCGGACTACCCAGGCCCCGAACCGCTGCACGATCAGCCGGTCGAAGATGTCCTGGTCGATACGCCGCAGTAGCGGGATGAATGGCTCGATCTCGCCCGTGGAACGCCCGTCCAGGTCCATCTCATTGGCGTACTGGACGACCGGACAGAACCCGAGCTCGTGCGTCTGCTCGGGGGAGATGTAGCGGAAGTCCTTGCGGTCAACGCCGTAGCCCTCGACCTCCAGGAAGTGGACCGCCTGGTCGTCGGTGAGCCGCACGGCCCACCAGCCACGACCGTCCTCGTCCTCCTGCGGCTGCGCCTCGATGGCGTACATGGGGAACTCGTCATCGACCTCGGCGTAGAACGCGGC